AAGTTCAAAAGAAAGTCCAAAAGGAAATAAAGAAAGTTCAAAGGGTGATAATAAAGAGTCGTATGAAGAAAAAAGTTCTAAATCCTCTAAATCTTCTAAAGAAGGTAAAGATGATAAAGACGATAAAGATGGTAAAGATGGATCTTCTTCTGGTACCTGTTCAACTGATTCTAGTGATACAGGTAATATTTGTGGTAATAATAAATTATATCCTATTATGGATCCAAGATTTAACTTGAGAGAAGCATCTAAAAATATGATTTTACTTGAAGATCATCTATTTCATATGGGAAAGAGATGTAAAGATTGTATATTAAAACATTGTCTAATTATTGAAGGATTTTTAGAAGAAGGTATAACATTAGATGTAGATGGTATTTATACACCTGTTTTAGAAAAAGCTTTTGATAATTTTAGAGTAATTTTTATAGAAATTGCTAATAAATGTAAGAGTGGATCTTTAACAAATGAAGACTGTATAAAAATAGCTCAACAGGTAAGAAAAATTAGAAAACCCTTGTGTCAGGATTATGCTACATTTATCAAGTAAAAATATAAAAGAATATAAAAGAATATATTATAATATAAAATATATATTATAATATGAATATGGGAGAAGAAAACAAAGAAAACAAAGAATGGTTTGTAGCTGTTGATCCAGGAAAGGTAAATTTTGCTTTTATCATAGAGGAGATTGATAAGGATATTTTAAAAGATATTATATGTCCTTTAAAGAAGGATAGATTTATCAAAAATGGTAAAAAGGATACTTATCCTACCGAAAAGTATACTAATTTTCTTGAAGAATTTTATCATTGCGGTAGAACTATTTTATGTTCAAATAATGATATAACATGTGATATAAGTGATATAAAAGAAGAAAATAAAGAAAAAAAGAAAAGGAAAAAAAAGGGAGAAAATGATGAAAAGAAGGAAGAAAAAAAGACAACTAAAAAAAGGGGGAGTAAGGCATTAGACATTAATGTTTTTCTTCGACTAACAAACTTGTTAGACAAACATAAGGAGTATTTTGATAAATGTTCAACCATTATTATAGAGCAACAAATGAGTTTTGGAAGTAAAATTAATACAATGGCAATAAAGATAGCTCAACATACTTATTCTTATTTTTTATTTAGGTATGGAAATACAAAGAAAATAGTAGAGTTTCCATCTTATAATAAAACACAGATATTGGGAGCACCTGGAGGTTTAGATAAACCACAGAGAAAAAAATGGGCAATTGAGAAAGCAAATGAAATATGGACAATAAGAGGTGACTTAGATACAGTTAATATGATTGGAACTAAAAAGAAAAAGGATGATATGGCAGATTGTCTATTGCACGTTTTATCTTACATCATAAATAATAATTATTAATTTTTATTTTATTATTTTATAATAAAATGAATATTTTAGACGATCTTGAAGAATATTCTAAATTAATATCAAATGTTGGAGTAAATTCTAAAAAAGATGACTTGGAAAACAAATTAAACAGTCTTAAAGAAAAGTTAGAATCACACGAAAATAAATTAGAGTCTTTAAAAGACAACCATGAGATGCATAAGATCGAAGTTGATTCAAGAGTATCACAGCTATGTATAGATTTACAGTTACAAACGAAAGAAACGGATAAAAGTAATTTATCAAATAAAGTAAATCTTGATGTGTTATTAACCGAGATAAATGAACTAAAAGAACATCGTCAAAATACGGATGATTATAAAAAAGTTACAAATGATAGAATTGAAAAATTAGTAAAATTATTTTTATCTATTAATAAATGAACGTTTTGGATAATATGAACCTACCTGACGTTATTGTACCACCCCAGGTACAGTTGTCTAGTGCAAGTGTAAATAATCTTGCTAATTCCGCCTCAAATAACGTAAATAACGTAAATAATGTAAATAACGTAAATAACGTAAATAATGTAAATAACGTAAATAACTCTTTAGCATCTGTTGATAATCCAGTATTTTTGATAGTTACATCAAGAGATTTAGACGATGAAGAAGTTTTACTCTTAAACTTTTATGGTAAAGTCCTCCAATATGATAGTTGTCATGTAAATATACCTCTTGAACAATTAATTAGACAAAATAATGCTAATTATTTGGTATTTGATGTAAGAGATAAGAACCATAGAATGGCCATATCAAAATCATCAGTACAAAATGATAATGAACATGTTCATGTAATTGGGTTGGTTAGTTCGTGGGAGAAATTGGACGATTTTGTAGATGATGCTGGATGTGAGAACTGTCTTTCAAGTCTACCACCTAAACAAGCTTTTAAGAAAGATTTTAATACTCTTCTATTAGAGAAGAAGATTAGAAAACCAAGTTGTGCTAAGAACATCTTGAGATTAGTTTTAAAAGCGTGGGGTGGTTGGGCAAAAGATTCTTAAAATACTTATGGAGTGATTTGCTTATAAAACTATTAACAGCCTTAAAATTAAATACAGAGATAATAACTATTATCGTAGTTGTATTTTAATATATAATATTTAATTATATATTAACCAGATATAAATATATTTATTCAATTTTTAAGATAATATTTTTTGTATGTATTAGTTAAACCAATAATAGCTATAAAGTGTAATAACATATGAATGTATTTTTGTGTTTCAGTATAAGATTCGATTGATCTTGATTTTTGTTTATACCCTTCAAGTAAATAGAAATATATATAAGAAATTAATAACATATTTCCAGAAACTCTTAAAAAAGAATGAAAATTAGGATTTTTGTTTAGACACCTATAAGAAATAAATAAACCAAAAAATATCATATATTTCTGATCAATCATACTAAATATTTTTCTACGACTATCATCATGATGAAAACTATGAGAATGATTGATAAGAGATATTGCCATACCTAAACTATTTAAATTTAACATTAAATGATCTCTATATTTATAGGATACATTGATAGGATATAGAAATAATAGAGATGAAAGTATTGTTCTCTTCATTTCTTTAATATATTTATATTTGTATTTAAATAATTAATCATTTAAATAAAGAAGAAATGTTACAATATATTAAACAGAATAAATTATTTTCATATTGTATTATTTCTGGATTATATGGAGTAGCAAGATCATTAAATGGTTCATATGAACCACCGCATGATTTATTAGGTAATAGAATTTTACTTTCAACAGCAAATGGTTTCTTTTATTCACTTTATGGTCCATATTATCAAATAAAATTGTTAAATCGTATTGATATTAAGTTTAGAAGAAAAGATCCAACAAAATATAAAGACTCTTATGAAGATTTATTTTCATATAATACGAATGTTTTTATTTAGATATAATTATAAATATAAGAATATAAAAAGGAATAAATGAAAGAATGAAAGATACAATACTATATGATAAACTTGATATATTACCTGGTATATCAGACGAAGAGATAAGAAAAGTTGGTAAGAAACTTTTATTAAAATATCATCCAGATAAGAATGAAAATAAAGAAGAAGCCTCAAAGAAATTTATTGAAGTTAAAGAAATTTTAGACATTCTTACTGATAGAGAAAAGAGAGAACTCTATCACAATATAGGAATATCAATATTAAATCAAGAAAGTAATCAAGAAAGTAATTTTAATAACTCGTCATTTCAGAATTTTTCTACCTTTTTTCAGAATTTTTCTACCTTTTTTCAGAATTTTTCTAATATACCTTATATAAACCCTGGAATACCAAATTTTAATAATTATGATACAGATATAATTTACACCATAAAAATAGATAGAAATATTATAAGAGAAGATAACGAATATAATATATATTATAAAAGATCTGTGATATGCAACGAATGTCTCTTAAATAAAAATATATGTGAAAAGTGTAATAATAAAAGAGTTATCGAGACTAAACAAATTTTTAATAATATTATAATAATACATCGTGTTGTATGCAATGAATGTAAATGTATAAAATGTAATAATAATGAGTATACAGAAGAAGATAAAAAAGTCATACTAAATATAAAAGGAGATAAAATAATAGAACTAATTGATAAGAAACAAACTATTATTTTAAAAAAAAATGGAAATGTTTTAAAAGATAAAATAACCGATTTAGTCATTATTCTTAGCTACTGATTTAAAAATAAAATTGAATACATTTTTATATTTATATAAAAAATATAAAAATGTATTCAGATAATGAAGATGAAACTGACTTGGAATATTCTATCAAAACAGGTAATACTAATGATATTATCGTATTATTTAAAACAATTATATGTAATCAAGTAAATAGTTTTTATATATATACAGCCATGAATAATCCTTTTATGCCAAACTTTATAATAGATATTATAACTCCTTATTTATATAAGGGGTATGAAAATGCTCTGGTTAATTTTTTAGATGGATGGTTAGATTACGGATGGGATGATAAAATATCACCGCTTGAAAAATTAAAATTAAAAAATATGATTATTTCTTTTTTGAGGACAGACAAAATTAAATTAGATGAGTTTTATATACCTATTTTATATAATATATTTAATGTAAGCTATTATTCTGAAACTATGAAAGGTTGATATCCTTCTTCGATTTTCTCAAATACTCGTAAATTACCAATTTTATTTCCATAATTATAAATACAGGCATCTATAAATTTAATTATTGAAACCTTTACCAAACCTAAATAAAATCTTGCGTCACCCCCATAAAAATCTCCCCATTTAGATTTATTATTATATTTATATGGAATTATACCACATTGTGTACTTATATTACCTATACTTATTGTTTTTATTTTAGGATCAGGTAAAAGCTTCTCCTTTATTATAATTCTTGCTATATATATTACGTCCTTATCTATACACAGTTTTCTTAATTTATCAAAAGCACCTGGAAAATAAGTATCATCATCATCGGCATGTAAAATAAAATCTTTTTTCTGTAACAAACTTGCATACTTATTTCTTATACCATGACCCCAATATCCAAGTTTTTTTATCTCATTAATTATAACAACTTTACATTTCAATTTTTTTATATTTTTTATTTTTCTTATCTTGTTATTATCAAATATAATAGTTATACAATCATTTTCCTTTAACTGATCACACAAAGACTCTATTAAAATTTCAAGAGAATTTCTTCCTATTGTAGCAATCAATATATTAAAAGTTGGATATATTAATAGATCTGTATTTTCTCTTATATTTTGAATATTGTTTTGAACTTTATTTTGAACCTTATTTTGAACCTTATTTTGAACCTTATTTTGAACCTTATTTTCAATCTTATTTTCAATCTTGTTTTGAACTTTATTTTCTCTTATTTTATTTATAATATTGTACATTTTAATTGATAATGAAAAGTCATTACATTTTTTATTAGAATATTTTCTAAACATTATTTATTTATTAAATAAATAAATAATGAGCGATATTGAAGATATTGAAGATATTGAAGATATTGAAGATATTGAAGATGTTGAAGATATTGAAGATGAAAAACTACGCGGAGTAAAAAAAACATCAACAGTTAACGCTTATCTAAAGAAAGAATTAGTTGAAATGGTTTATAAAAAAATGGATAAAGGAAAGTTTAAAAAATTTACAAGAACAGAAATAAAAAATATGTCTATTATTGACTTATGTAAACTATTAAAACTTAACGTAACAACTGAACCACCAAAAACAAAAAAAGATATTATAAATAAAGAAAGAGTCTGTACCCCAAGAAAAGTAAAGGAGTACCCAAATGCTTACACTAAAACAGAGCTTATTGAAATGGTATTAAAAAAAAGACTTACTTCTTTCACAATAGCAAGAAAAATGAAAATAAAAAAATTATGTGACATGCTTTCTGTACCTTTTATAGACGTCCCTGTAAAAACAATAAGAAAAATTAAACCACCTACATATAGACAGTTTTTTGATAGTAGTGATAGTAGTGATAGTAGTGATAGTAGTGATAGTAGTGATAGTAGTGATAGTAGTGATATAGAGGATAAGGCTGATATAGAGGATAAGGCTGAAAGTGATGAGGTTGATGTAGAGGATGTAGAGGATGTAGATGATGTAGAGGATGAAAGTGATGTAGAGGATAAAACAATTTCACGTTATAAAGATATAAAATGTATAACAGATAGTAAAACCCCATTAAAAGAGCATCAAAGAAAAGTAGTTAATTTTATAAGTGATGAGAAAATAAGAGGTTTACTTGTTGTCCATTCAGTAGGATCAGGAAAAACATTAACAGCTGTAACAACAGCTGAATGTTTTATAAAACAAAATAAAGATGGAAAAGTACTTGTTGTTACACCAACAAGTCTTCAACGAAATTTTATAAAAGAGATGAAAACATACGGGGTTTCTGGAAAAAATTTTAAAAGATACTATTTCTATACAATTCAAGCTTTTGCTATTGCTTCAAAAAGAGGAGAAATTGATTGCGATAATTCTCTTTTAATATTAGATGAAGCTCATAATTTAAGAACAGTTATCAAAACAGTAAAGAAGAAAAAAGAATGTGATGATGATGATATAGATAATATTGATGATTGTGAATACAAACAAAAAGGTGTAAATGCCCTTGCTTTATTAAACTGTGCTAAAAATGCTAAAAAGGTCCTTTTACTTACAGCAACTCCAATCGTAAATAGTCCTTATGATATATTAAATTTATTAGCAATGATAGACGGGAAGGATTCTATATCAAGATCTTCTTTAAGAAATATGACTCCAATGGAAATGATAGAGTATTTAAAATGTAAAGTGAGCGTGTTTTCTCCAGATCCTAAAGAAAGAGAAAAAGACTATCCAAAAACTGATTACGAAGAGATATTTATAAAGATGTCTGACGATTATCTTATGAAATATAAACAAGTAGAACAAGATAAATTAGGATTTAAAGATAGATTTCGTTATTTTGCTGGAACAGGTGACTTGATATGTTTTTATAATGGAGTTAGAAGAGCAACCAATAATTTAGAATTAGAAAACTCACCTAAAGTAAATTTTGTATTAAAAAAGATAAGGGAAAATCCAAAATCTAAATTTCTAATATTTAGCCACTTTCTAAAAGCTGGAAATCAACTATTAGAAAAGCGTTTAAAAGATATAGGTATATCTTATTTACATATTAATGGATCATTGAGTATTAAAAAGAGAAATGATGTTGTTAACGCCTATAACTCTGGAAAATCAAAAATTCTTCTTATAAGTAAAGCAGGAGGTGAAGGTCTCGATCTAAAGAAAACAAACTTTGTTATTATATTAGAACCTTCATGGAACAAGGCCACAATAGAACAAGTCGTAGGAAGAGCTATTAGGTATAAAAGTCATGTAGCTCTACCACAAGATGAAAGAATTGTAAAAATCTATGAATTATTCATGATAAAACCAGAAGAACAAAAGTCACTCGAAGAAATATTAGATGAAAATCTTCTAAGAAATGATCAAAATAAAGATATTTTATCGATTGATCTCTATTTGAGAAATAGATCTAATATTAAACAACAAATCATAAATATATTTTTAAGAAAATTGAATGCGGCCTCTATTGAAAACCTTGACTGTAACAAAAAGATTAGAAACTATCAAGCAGAGAAATTCAAAGAGTTTTTTCTTAAACAAAACTATGAAGTAGATGATGGAAAAAACTCTCAAAAAGAAAAGAAATCTAAGAAAAATAAATTATCAAAATTAGAATTAGAAAAAAAGAAAACACCAAAACAACAGTCGGATTCAGAGTCAGAGTCAGATACAGATACAGATGACGAATCACTTGTTTCTAAAGTTAATGTAACACGTAAAGTACAAAGGAAATCATCAGACATAGACACAGATTCAGATTCGGATGACGAATCACTTGTTTCTAAAGTTAAGGTAACACGTAAAGTACAAAAGAAATCACCAAAACAAGAGTCAGAGTCAGATTCGGATGACGAATCACTTGTTTCTAAAATTAATGTAACACGTAAAGTACAAAGGAAATCATCAGACATAGACACAGATTCAGAGTCAGAGTCGGATGACGAATCACTTGTTTCTAAAGTTAAGGTAACACGTAAAGTACAAAGGAAATCATCAGACATAGACACAGACACAGACACAGATTCAGATGACGAATCACTTGTTTCTAAAGTTAATGTAACACGTAAAGTACAAAAGAAATCATCAGACACAGACACAGAGTCAGAGTCAGATTCCGATGACGAATCACTTGTTTCTAAAGTTAATGTA